ATAAGACGCAAGTAAGCCGACTCGGAACGGGTTCGTTCATCTCCTACGGGAGACGCACAAGTTGACTGAAGGAACGGGAACACGGATCACCCTCACGGGTTAAAGGTGAAAATTCCAATTACTTTAGGAGAAAACCAATGGCAAAAGTCACTTATCGTGGTGTTGTTTATGACACCAACAGAAACAAAGCTCAGCAAGCAAAAGAGGTCGAACTCACATATCGTGGTATCGCTCACACATCTAAGTAATGTTAGTCACAACAGAAATTTTAGCAGCATCTGCTATATTTCTAACTATCATTTACGCTGAAGCTAGGTTCTTGTACGGATACAAGTTCTAAATTGTAAAGAGGGTCTATTGACAGACCCTCTTTTTTTGTGTAAAATACCTAAATACCATATAAAAATTATGGAACCTAAAAGAGAACAACTGAAATTACGACTTAGACAAGTGGAATTAGCAGTAGACGCACTAAAGGCAGAAATCTATTCTGACGTAGATGCCTATTCTACCGCAAATACCGTAAATAAGGTATTGACTGATTATGATGAAATCTTCGAGGATGATGATGGATGAGATTTAAAAAAATATTGAAAGATTTGAAAGAAGCACTTAAACAGGATTATTTGTATAATACTGAAGAACTTTCTTTTATGAGAGAGCAACTTGCTGTTTTAGAGGATGAAGTATCAAAAACTAGAAAAAAGAAACCTGAGGGATTTGGTAAAAAATGAATGTAAAATTTGTCAGTATTACACCTGATGCAGAGAAGACAATGGCATATATTGCCAGAGTGTCAAATCCATCAAATCAGGAAAATGAAAAATATGCGGGACTTTTGAAATATTGTATTAAACATAATCATTGGAGTGTTTTCGAACAATCCTCAATGACTTTGGAGATCGAGACGACACGAGGGTTAGCTGCACAAATTCTAAGACACAGAAGCTTCACATATCAGGAGTTCTCACAGAGATATGCTGATACAAAACTCTTAGATGATAAAATACCCTTACCGAAACTCCGCAAGCAAGACCTCAAGAACAGGCAAAATTCTACGGATGACTTAGATGAGTTTATAGTACAGGACTTTGAGTTAGAAATGGAGAAGTTGTTTAATTCTTCAATGAAATTATACAACAGAATGCTCGATAGTGGAGTCGCAAAGGAATGTGCAAGATTTGTGCTTCCACTTGCCACACCAACAAGACTGTATATGACTGGTTCGTGCCGTTCTTGGGTTCACTACATTAATTTGAGATCTGCACATGGCACACAGAAAGAGCACATGGACATTGCACATAAGTGTAGAGAGATATTTGTGGAGAAATTCCCGAACGTTTCAGAAGCTCTTGAATGGGTCTAAATAAATTACATTACTTTATAATTATGGCAACATATCCTGTGGTTCACAAAGAAACTGGTGAACAAAAAGAAGTAGCAATGAGTGTTACTGAATGGACTAAATGGTGTGAAGATAATCCTAATTGGAAGAGAGACTGGAGTGATCCATCAACTTGTCCGATGGCAGCAGAAGTAGGGGATTGGAGAGATAAATTACGGAAAACTAAACCTGGATGGAATGATGTATTACAAAAAGCACAGACTGCACCTGGTTCTAAAGTAAAAAAACTCTAATGGCAAGAAGAAAAAAAGGTGCCGAACAACCGATTGGGGTTGGATTGACGACTAAACAAATGAAGAGAAAGAAACCATTGAGTTCTGACTATTTGGTTAATATTGAACCAATTAGTGAGAATCAAAAAAGACTTTTTAATTCATATAAAGAAGGAAAACAAATAGTTGCATATGGATGTGCTGGAACTGGTAAAACATTCATCACACTCTATAATGCTATAAGGGACGTTTTAGACGAAAATACTCCATATGAAAAAATATATATTGTACGTTCATTAGTTGCGACAAGGGAGATTGGTTTCTTACCTGGTGACTATGAAGATAAATCTGACATCTATCAAGTGCCTTATAAGCACATGGTGAAGTATATGTTCCAGATGTCTTCTGATGCAGATTTTGAGATGTTATATGGAAATCTAAAGGCTCAAGATACAATTAAGTTCTGGAGTACTTCATTCTTGAGAGGAACTACATTAGATAATGCGATTGTGATTGTTGATGAATATCAGAATCTTAATTTTCATGAATTAGATTCAATTATGACTCGTATTGGAGAGAATAGTAAAATATGTTTCTGTGGTGATGCTAGACAAACTGATTTGGTAAAAACTAATGATCGTAATGGTATTGTAGACTTTATGGACATCTTGCGTAAAATGAATTCTTTTGATATAATAGAATTTGAGATAGATGACATAGTTCGTTCTGGACTTGTCAAGGAATACATTATCGCAAAAATGGAAGCAGGTATGTAATGTTTAAACATGTTGATTTGAATCTCCCTAAACTAAGTAGGGAGACTATAGATGGAGTTCGTTATTATTCTGTTCCAGACGAAGATGAGTTACTTAAGTTGGTTTCTATTACTTCTGTAACAAGTCATTTTAACAAAGAAATCTTTGTTAATTGGAGAAAAAAAGTTGGTAATGAAACTGCAGATAAAATTACGAAAGCGGCTACAACCCGTGGAACTAATATGCACACTCTTACAGAACATTATCTTAAAAATGATGAAGTTCTTCCAGAAGTTCCACCTATCTCAGAGTTTCTCTTTAAAATTGCAAAGGGGGAACTCAATAAAATAAATAATATCCATTCTTTAGAAGGTTCCCTATATAGTAAGGAATTAGGTATTGCGGGAACAGTTGATTGTATTGCAGAATATAACAACGAATTGTCGATAATAGATTTTAAAACTTCTAAGAAACCCAAACCTAGAGAATGGGTGGAACATTATTTCGTTCAGGCAATGGCATACGGATGCATGTTGTATGAACTGACAGGTATTTCTGTCAAAAAACTTGTAATTATTATGGCTTGTGAAAATGGAGAATGTGTCATCTATGAAGAATACGACAAATCAAAGTACATCAAACTTCTCGGCAAATATATTAGAAAATTTGTTGGAGATAAATTGGAACTCTATGGAACCGAATAAAGAACTAGAGGAGGCATTAGAAAAGAAATTTTTAACACCTCAAAAATTTGCTATTGAAATTGAAAAAATTGTAGCAAAGGATGAATTAAATTATATTGATGCTATCTGTCACTATTGTGAAATCAATGGTCTTGAGGTAGATTCAATAGCGAAATTAATTTCAAAACCATTAAAAGAAAGATTAAAGTGGGATGCAACTCGCCTTAACTTCATGAAACCTACATCAAGGGCAAAACTACCTTTATAATGAAAGTGACTCCTTTTGAGACTTATCAAACTTATCTTTCAATGAAGAGTCATTTTACTAATCCTAAGTATGACTTTTTTAAGTATGGTGGTAAGTCACGAGCTACTATGGCATCCTTTAATAAAAGAAAGGATAAGTATTGGTTTGAAAAAACTTCTAGAAAATATTCTGATCAACAGATTCTAGATTTTCTTTTAGCAAATTTCGTAACTACAGACAACCCACAAAATCTATGGATTGGAGAAATTATAAATTCTGGCGAAAGAAACTACGCAGAGTGGATGAGACGCAAACAGAGTTTAACTTACTTGTTCAAAGAACAAAGCAGCGAATTGCTATTCAACAACGACTTGAACGAAGTATTCGACTGCTCCAAGAGAAGGCATCCCATGGTACTAAAAAAGTATCTGGGTGGAGAGATAAGTTTAGAAACGCTTATAATACTGGAAAAAGTCTTTTCTTTCACAAAAAACTTTGATAAAAAACTCACTGACCCAGTGTGGGAATCCGTAAGTCTAAAAATAAAGAAATACATTCCCTTCATAAATATTAATGTATTCCACTATAAAAAAATCCTAAAGGAGGTTATTAATCATGGCTCTTGAAAACAGTGAAGTTCTTAAGAATTTAATATCACAACTTGATCAAGTCACAGAGCAACTTAATTCATTAACTAATACTCGTATTCGATTATTAGGTGCTATTGAAGTCCTTGAACAAATTGAACAAAGCAAAACTGAAGAAACAGAAGTTTCTGAAACTGATGTAGTGGAGGAAAATGAGTAACTTTTTCGATTCTGAAATAGTTCAGGAAGAATTGAATGAAATTAATCAACTTCAAGAAGAAGTTTATGGTAAGATGTTAAATGTAACGAATCTTTCTCCTGAAGAACAAATTGAGCATATCGATAAGTTAAGATTATTGTTAGAAAAACAAAAAATTATGTATGCTAGATTATCTCTTTCAGATGATCCTGAGGCTCTTAAATTAAAAAATCAAATAGAACAATCAGTTGTTATGATGGGATTCCCTGCAGGAACTGATGTAAATGTACTATTTGATGGTATGGATAAAACCATCAATGATTTAAAGAAGCATGTTGACTAACATTCAATTATTTGCTATAATCTAAACATCCAATTAATCCGATTAATCCGAGGTATCCGAATGTCTTTTAAAGACCTTAAAAAGCAATCTAAGCTTGGCTCTCTTACACAAAAACTTGTGAAAGAAGTCGAAAAAATGAATAACACTAACGGTAATAATGATGACCGTTTATGGAAGTTAGACGTAGACAAAAGCGGTAATGGATATGCCGTAATACGTTTCCTTCCTGCTCCCGATGGTGAGGATCTACCATTTGTAAAACTATACTCCCATGCCTTTCAAGGACCTGGTGGTTGGTACATCGAAAATTCTTTGACTACTCTTGGTCAGAAGGATCCTGTTTCTGAGTACAATACTACTCTTTGGAACAATGGCACAGATGCTGGTAAAGATGCTGCTCGTAGGCAGAAGCGTAAACTTACTTACATCAGTAACATCTATGTCGTGAAGGATCCAACAAATCCTGAGAACGAAGGTAAAGTATTCTTATACAAGTATGGGAAGAAAATCTTTGACAAACTTACTGCAGCAATGCAACCTGAGTTTGAGGATGAGGAAGCAATTGATCCATTTGATTTCTGGCAAGGTGCTAACTTTAAGTTAAAAGCAAAGAACGTTGCTGGTTATAGAAACTATGACTCTTCTGAGTTCACTGCTGTCACTCCAGTATTGGATGATGATGATGCACTAGAAGCACTCTGGAAGAAAGAAAGTTCTCTATCAGAATTTGTTGCTGCTGATCAGTTTAAGTCTTATGATGAGTTGAAGAAGCGTCTTGGTTATGTTCTTGGTAATAAGACTACAGTTCGTGAAGATGTAGAAACTGTTGATGAAGATGACAATCGTGGTTCAGCAGAACAATTAGTTACTGCTGCTGTGTCAACGGCACCTGCCGAAGATGATGATGATACATTATCGTATTTTGCTCAACTGGCATCAGAATAATATAACAAAGGGGTCGTTAAGACCCCTTTTTTTTATGATATTGTAATTTTAGTATTTTCCGTCTTAATTACGTTTTCATTCACATATTGAGAGGATCTGGAATAAATCATTTCATTTCTCATATCATTCAAGAATTGTTGTAGATATTCTATTTTTAAAAGATATATTGATCTTTTTTCATTATTTTTCATTGTTTCATATTCAAAGTTACTAATAGATGCTACAGGATTTAATGTATTAGTATATAAATCTGGATCTGGTATTGTAAATGTAGAATCTACTATTTTTCCTTTTGGTAAAATTAATTTACCGTTCAGATCTTTTACTTCTTTTGTTTCCCAATGATGTACATCACTCAAATAATCTCCGTAAATATCAAGAGAATAGTCATATAATTCTTTATTTGATAGTGGCCATTCATCTCTTATATTAATAATACCTGCAGTAATAATAACAACATAATCTAATTCAGCATTACCATAAAATTCTTCGGCAACATTATCAGGTCTTGCACCTTCTTTTATTTGGTACTTATTGAATAATGTAAAAACATTTTGTAAGTCATCACGTATTTTGGATCTTCTGAAAAGATTTTTTACACGTATATAATCACCAGATCCATTTTTATTTTTGGGTATGAATGATTGATAATCTAAATTTGGTAGTTCTCTAAAATATCCCATTTTAATAACCTACTGTGCTGTCTCTTGGTAATCCTGTATACTGATCATCATAATCAATATCATAAATTGGTTCAAGTTCTTTGAATGTTAAGTCCATTATCATGGAGATAGGTGTTCCATCTCCGTAAGTAGCATAATTACCTTCACCAGTATAATTGACCGATATATCTTGTAAGAAACATTGTTTAAATTTATTCAAGAATCTATGCTCTGTTCTTCCTTGCCTATACCTTAATTCAAATATATTTGGTGTTTTTAGAAATGCACGAGACTGTACAGTCTTAGGTGACATACCTTTTTTGAATGTTCTTATGATATTTTTAACTTGTTCTGATTCATCTCTATTTCTTGGCATCATTTTAAACGAAAACTTGAATGCTCTTAATGTCGGACCATTAAAGAGAAGTTCCATATTTGGGTTAAATATTTCTCCCTGTTGTCTTGCTAATAACTGTTGCACTGTTATATTACCACCAAATATACCTACTGCCTGACCTGCTAAGTATTTGGTTATTAAATCTTGAGTATTTCCTAAGTTTAATCCAGATTGATTTAGAGCAGATGTCATAGATTCTTTAAACCTCTTTATTTGATTATCTATGTTCAAACCACCACCTGCTGCTCCTCTCATTATATTTGCTGCACCAGCAGCTGCTGCTGCAGTAATACTACTCAGTTCATCGTCACTATACCTAACAGCATTACCATCTTGAATAGTTGATGGTATTGGTAATAACACTGTACTGATAGGTCTTTTAGTACTATTTCTTCTAAATCTACTTCTAGGATCACTTGTAAGTGATGTTGGGTTAAAAGAAGATGAAGAACTTATCTCACTACTATCATCAGTAGGACTTCCTCCTCCAATAGACCTATATTCCTGCATATCTATTTGTAGATAATCAGTTTCTTCTGTAAATATTTTTAATGGATATCGAAGAACAGTTTGTGGCATTATATTCTTTTTTATCTATTTATGAGAATTTTAGAGAAAGGTATTGCATCGAGGTCATTTAGCTCATCATTATATACTTGATAGAGACCTCCTGCTACTTCACTCCATGTATATTGTCGAGGTTCACCCCAATGAAAATTGATTCCACGGAATCCCCATTCCAAAACTTCAGTGACTGCTACTAATGGATTTTGATCGTATCTAATGTTAGGTGTTTTTGGATTATAAACAAATACATAAAAATTACCTACCTCTGGAATCTTATTACCCTCACTTAGAACACTTATAATTTCAAACATTAAATCATCAGCATCTTCAGTTCCAATTAAATTATTTCTTACAGATCTAATACGACTCATTATTTTATACCTAATTCATTCTCTGTAAGTACTTTAAATTCCCACTGCCTATCTTCACAGAATTCTTTTGCTGCTTCCCATTTTGCTTGATTTCTGGCATATTCACAAACTTGATATACATAACTCTTTGTTTTTCTTTTTTGAACTTTTGGTTCTATACATTGTTTTTGGGGTTTTATTTCAATTATCATTCTCTTAATCTTTCCTGTGCTTTCTCTTACTTTAATATAGAAATCTGGAAAGTATCTATGATATCTATTATCAATAGGTGAACGATATGGAACTATGACTTCTTCACTTCCCCACTCTAATATATTCCTGTTTGTATCACAGTATTTCATGAATTTAAGTTCCCACGAAGAGCGATATATTATGTTTGTATAATCGCCTCGATACTTATTTGGAACCTTTGGTCTGAATTTTCCTTTGTAAGTCATCTAAATAACTAATAATAAAAGAATCTTATAAGGTATTTAGAGTGGCTAATAGGCTTGTACAAAGTATTACGATGAATCAAGTGCAAGATCTGGTTGGTAAAATTTCACAATCCAATCAGTATCTTGTAAGTTTTTCTTCATTAAAACCTGAAATATTACAATATTTGGGTGGATATCTTGGAATAAACAATCCAGGTACTTTTCTATCAAGAAAGAGTGGTCTTCTTTGTTCTGATGCGGTATTACCAACTACATCATATGCGACTGGTGAAGTCAAAGATAATTTTATGGGAGTACCTCAAGAGTTTGCACATACTCGTTTATATACTGATATTGATTTCACTTTTTATGTTGATACTGATTATACTAATCTAAGAATTTTCGAAGGTTGGATGGATTTTATTTCAAGTGGATCTCATAATCAAATTAATGAGTTACGTGATAATTATTATAAGAGATACAGATATCCAGATGATTATAAAGTTCAGACAATGTTTATATCTAAGTTTGAGAAAGATATTAGATCACAGATAGATTATCAATTTATCAATGCTTTTCCGAAGACTATGACTTCTATTCCAGTATCATATGGAGATGCCGATTTATTAAGAGTTAGTGTCACTTTCAATTATGATCGTTATATTGTAAATCCTAGAGGAAGTTATATTGATTCTCCTGTAAGTGATTTTGATGATGTACCACGTACTTTCCTTGATACTAGGTTCAGTAGATACCCTTCGCAGAGTTTATTTAATAATAATGATAATAATCCTCAAAATGTTTTATCTAGTACAAATATGGTAAATTCAATCGTAGATACTGATGGAACATCACCATATAATTGGCGTACAAGTGATGATACATCTACTAGTTTCTCTGTGGTAGATGGAGAAATTTATTATGGAGATGCTTAAATAAACTCTACTATATAATATACAAATTAATAATATATTATGCCTTTACCAAAAATTAATACTCCGACATTTGAGTTGGTATTGCCTTCCAATGGAAAAAAGATTAAATATCGTCCTTTTCTAGTAAGAGAAGAAAAGATATTAGTCATGGCCATGGAGTCTGATGATATGAAGCAGATTACTTCTGCCATTATTGATATATTGAATAATTGTATTCTTACAAAAACTATTAAAATTGAAAAACTTTCTACTTTTGATATTGAATATTTGTTCCTAAATGTACGTTCTAAATCAGTTGGTGAAACTGTGGAAGTAAATGTGACGTGTCCTGATGATGGAGAGACACAGGTTCAGATGGAAATTGATATTGATTCTATCAAAGTTCAGAAAGATAAAAATCATACAAATATTGTCAAACTTGATGATAATCTTTCAATGAAATTGAAATATCCATCTATGAATGAGTTCATTGAAAATAATTTTGATGCATCTGATACTAGTAGAAGTGAAGTTTCTCAGTCATTAGATATGATTACTTCTTGTATTGATATGATATACAATGAAGAAGAAAGTTGGAGTTCTTCTGATTCTACTAAAAAAGAATTATCAGAATTTATTGAGCAGTTGAATACAAAACAATTTAAGGATGTAGAGAAATTCTTTACAACAATGCCCAAACTTACTCATACAGTTAAGGTAAAAAATCCTAATACAAAAGTAGAATCTGAAGTCGTATTGGAGGGATTAGCAAGTTTTTTCAGTTAAGTATGGCTCATACAGATCTTGAGTCATACTATAAATTAAACTTTGCCTTGATGCAACACCATAAATACTCATTAACAGAGCTCGAAAACATGATTCCTTGGGAACGAGAAGTTTATATTTCTCTACTCAAACAATACATTGAAGAGGAAAATCTAAAACAACAGCAACAACAAAGTGGCTAACGTAACAAGTTCAGGAAATACAAATAATAAACCCACAATAAATACTGCAAAATTTATGGGTTCATCTTATGCAGCTGGAAGTTTTTTAGAGAATGAGATTAAAAATATTAATTTAAGACTTAGTAATCTTGCTGTAGATATAAGAAAAAATCTTGCAAGTATAACTTCAATTACTGAAATACTAAATTCACATTCTCATATTGATGAAAGTGATGGTAGTACAATTAACGAAAATGATTCAAAATTAAATGAAATAAGTGATATTCTTGTGGATATTGGTAATGCAATGTCATTAGATTTTGCAAATCGTATTGCAGAAAATAAAGAAGATATTAGTGATATAAAAAAACAAAAATCTAAAGGAAAATTTTCAAGAGCAGAAGGATTAGTAGAGAAACGAAAAGAAAAGATATCAACAGGAAATATATTTACAAAGACTGCATCTAAGGCTGCTTCTCCTTTCTCAAATATTTTTAGTAAATTAATAGCATTAGGTGGAATATTAGGTACTGGAATATTGACTAATGCTGTATTTGATTGGTTTAAGGATGAAGAAAATCAAAAAAAGATGTCAAAATTCTTTAAGATAATTGTTAAAAACTGGAAGTGGATAGTAGGCACTATTGGAGTTTTGGTGACTGCAAAAGTAATTGCTGATATGATAGTATTGATAAATGGACTTGGATTGTTAGGTGGTTTATTGACAGGTAAAGGTCTTCTAGGAAAATTATTTTCTGCAGCATTATTATTGAGTGGTACTACACTTTTACCTGATGGTGGACAAGGACTTGGACGAATGGAATCAGGTACTCTAGCAAGATTAGAAAATATGCCTGGTGGTGCTACAAAAGAAAATAGAGATAATTTAATACAAGAATTAAAAGATGAGAGATCAACAATAGGTCCAATAGATGTTTTTTCTAGAAAAAGTGAAATAGATAATCAAATAAAGTTTTTAGAATCAGGACAACTTTCATCGAAGAAAAATATAATGACTAAAAAATTTGATTTTAATGAAATGAAAATAGTTCCTATTGATAATAGAAAAATAAACAAGATTAATCCAAAACAATTTGATTATAGAAAAAATCCAAATATAAGTTTTATACCAATCAATCTAAATCCAATTGAAAAAAACAGAGAAATAATGTTGTCCAAATCTTCTGTAGCAACTAATGTTTTACACATTTCTTCAAAAAATGTGAGTGATCCTTATAGAAAATTGACTCCAGATTACTATGGAATATACGTATAAGATATGGCATTACCACTCTTAGCATTAGGAAAAATAGTATCGGGTGTAGTAACAGGAACTGCAAAGGGACTTGCTGTTGCTGGAAAAGCAACTGTAAAAGGATCTAAGGTAGTAGGAAGAGCAGCAGGAAAAGCAGCACGTGCTGGTGGAGAATTAGCAATTGATACGGCTTCTGCTGCTAAAAGGGGATTTATTAAGGGTGTAAGAGCAACTACAAAAGGACTTCAAAAAGCAGCAAGTGCCACTAAGAAGAGTATGTTAAATTTTGGCAAACGAATGTCCAATAGAAAGACTGGTGCTGAAAAATTAAAAAGAGATGCTAATAAAATTAAATCTAATCTTACTCAAGATATAAAAAAAATAAAAAAACAACGTCTTGATCGGGAACGAATAGAAAGAAATGTTCTTGAAAGAAAAGAAATAAGAAATATGGAGAAAAATATAAAATCCTCTAAAACTCCAACAGGAAAAAAAGTACAATCTATATTAAAAAGTCCTATGAGTATCATTGATAAATTATTTGGACTTGGTAGTATATTACTAACTGGTATAGTAGTAAATGCTATAGATGATATAATTAAAAAGTTTAAAGAATTTAAAGAAAATAATCAAGGTTTATTCGATAATATAGCAAAGATTCTTACGGTAATTAAAGATAGTTTCGTATATCTTTTTGATGAGATGACAAAACCATTTGGAAAGGAGGGAGCTTTAGATGATTTTGCAAAATTTGATGTTGATGGGAATCTTCAAAGTGGAAAACTTAAGGATTTGCAAAATGCAATTAAAAAACTCGGTCCTCTAGTAACTGCGTTTTCAAAGTTACAGGACGATCTTAGACAAAGAGAGAAAACCTTAGAAAATTTAAAATCAAATCCCTTTGATCCAAATACTACTATAATTAAAGAAGAAATTGATGAAAATACTGGTGAAATTAAAAAATTAACTGCAAATGAATTTAATAAAAAAACTTATTATTTGGATCAGAATGGTACAGTAAGATTTAAGAAGAATGATGTACCAGCAATATTTTGGAATGCAATGGCAACTGAAAAAGATAAAAAAATATTAGATAGAAAACCATATTATAAACAAATATCTTTTTCTAAAATAAATCCTGATAATTTGAATAATTCAGTTTTTAATTTAAATCCTGATCTAAGTAATTCAATTATTTTTGCATATCAAAAAGAAATAGAGTATGTTCCATTAGATTTAGGTACTGGTTCAAACATAAATTCTGAAGAATCATTTAATTATGATGAATTAAAACTACCATCTATATGGACGAACGATTAAGATAAATGGCAAAAGCAGCACAAGCATCAATTTATGAAGTTCTTACTATTGATAAGGATGGTAAAGAAGTAAATATTCAAGGAAAAACTACAAGTTTTTCTTATTATGAAAGTGTATTGTCTCCTAATATAACAGCATCACTTACATTTATGGACACTGGTGGTTCAATAGCATATGATAGTAATTATGATAAACAAGAAAGATTAGGTTCAATATATAATGCACTTCCTATTACGAGTGGTGAGAAAGTTAAGTTTAGAATAAGAAATAGTAATTTAGGCACTCTTGATTTTGAAAGAAACCCACTTATTATTAATAGTGCATCAAATTTAAGTCAAACTTCTCAACAGAATGCAGTTCTTATTAATTTAATATCTCAATCATCACTTACAAATCAAAATTCTACAGTATATAAAAAATATAATGGAAATATTGGAAATACTGTTGGTAATATTATAAAGGAATATTTGGGTACAGAACAAAGTAAGGTAAGGATTGATGATACTAGTAATGATTATTCTTTTACTGGCAACAGCTATTCTCCTTTTGAATTAATAATGTGGTTGGCAGCAAAGTCTGTGCCATCCGAAGGTAATGCTGGATTTTTTTTCTATGAAACAAGAACAGGATTTAATTTTAGATCGATTGATTCTTTAATTTCTCAACAACCAATAGCAACTTATTATAGATCAGATGCATTCGCAGCCAATATAGATAATAACATTAATGATTTTAAGATTATATCTTTCTCTATTAGTAAGAATCAAAATTTTCTCAATACCTTAAAAACTGGTGTTCTAAATTCACGTAATATCTATTTTAATCCTAAAACATTTGAAGAAATTGAAGAACCATTTCAATTTACTGAATTAATAAAATCTTTGGGTAAGGATGCAGAAGAACCTGAAGTAGATACTGATATTAGTAGTGGAAAATTTACTAGAACTCATTTTGATATTCTAGATATTGGAACGCATAGTCCTGAAATTGATGGTTCTGATAATAATGATCCAACTCTTTGGCAAGCACAATCTACAATGAGATATAATATATTATTCAGTCAAGTGGTAAATATACAAGTGCCTTGCAATATTAATTTGAGAGCTGGCGATACTATTAACTGTAATTTTGAAATTGTCACACAAAGTAGTAAAGAACAAGGATCTGATGACCCAGTACAAAGTGGAAAATATTTGATTATTGATTTATGTCATCATTTTAATCCTACCAAATCTATGACTTCGATGACTTTGGTTCGTGATTCTTATGGACTATACTCTAAAAATAGCTAATGAAAAATAATTTAGGAACAATCGGTAATTATAAATGGTTCATAGCACAAGTTGCCACGGATCAAAATGAGACTGTTAAGGAAGGTACATGGGATGATACTCATGGAGGTCGTGTAAAAATAAGAATACCTGGAAAACATCCAAAAAGTAATGATAATCTTTCTGATGATAATTTACCATGGGCAATCGTTGCTAAATCAACTTTACATGGAAATAAAAATTATGTATCTAGTGGTATATGGGGTGGTGAATGGGTAATAGGATTCTTTATGGATGAGGGAGAACAACAACCTGTTATCACTCATGTGCTTGGTAATAATGAAACAGAATATGAAACTAATAAATCAGATAGTTTTAAAAGAGTAAATAGATACAATTCTAGTATGAAACCAGGTAAACATCAAATTACAGTAGGAGGTAAACCAGCAACACCAACAGACATTAATAAAGAAGATTTTTTAAATATGGAAGTTAAGGTTCCTACTACTAGTAGAGATATTATACCGACTCCTGATATTGATGAATCAGAAGGTACAACTATCAATCTTAATCCTTCTCTATAAATAACCGTATACAATTACAATATAATGACAGTAAACACCAGACAATCAGAAAATATTTATTCTAAAGAGGGTGCTTATTATAGTGATCAACCTCTATATTCTCAAGCATATCAAAAATCAACAATATTTGCTGATGCACTAGTAGATACTGGAGATCCTTGTGGTAAAAGTGAATTGGGTAAAATTAGTGGTGCACTAAGAAATTTATTCAAACAGTTAAAGTTGATTAGAAAATATGGTCAGATGTATGTAAATGAAGTATTATCTGATTTAAGTAATATAAGAAGTTTAATTAAGGATGCTTCAAGTATTATTGCTGCTGCTCTCAGAACAATTGTTCAAAGATTACGTAATTTTATAATAGATAAAATTAGAGGTGTAGTTCAGGCAATAGTTGATAAAATTTTTACTACACTTGCAAATACTATAAAAGGAACTATAGTTCAGTTAATTATAAATCAAATTCTATGTAAATTTACTGAGATATTAGATGGACTTGTTGATTTTGTATCAAATTTCTTAAGTGAGTTAGTAGGTAAAGTAGTAAATATTCCTCTTTGTGCAGCACAACAATTTGCTAATTCATTAATTAATAACTTAGCAGCAAATATTGATAAAGCATTGGCTCCAATTTTAGATGGAATAGGTGATCTTATAGGTGGAATTGGTAAAGTTGCAGGTTCAGTTTTTTCTGCTATTGATAAAATTCTTGCATTTGAGTCATTTTTATGTCTAGAACCAAAATGTCCAGAGAATACTGAGATTAATCTAAATCCTTCAAAGACCACACCATTTCAAACTGCTAAAGATAATTTTGAAAGTTTTATAGAAGTACCATCATCTTCCGATGTAGAAGATTCTATTGGTGGATATATTGATGGATTTTCAATTTTTGGAGAAAAAATATCAGATAGTCCAGATAGTGGACTTGCTTGCGATACGGATCCATATAGATGTGGACCTCCAACTATTGAAATTTTTGGTGGTGGTGGATTAGCGGCTGCAGGAAGTGCCATTGTTGATCATTTAGGTCATTTAATTGGAATTAATTTAGATAATGGTGGATCAGGATACACTACTCCACCATTTG